AGAGCGTGTTACCAGTGGTAAAGGTCACGTTCCCGCCGCTTGCGTTACCCGCGTTCGACACTGTGTAGTGAGTCGTCAGGGTCTTAAGAGTCTCTACACCCGCTGAGCTTCTGATGAAGACTTTGAGATCAGCATCAGCAAATATCTTGAAGGTGTATGCGAAAACGGTAGTTGACCCGTTTCCCGAGTAACTTACCTTGTTGGTTGTGCTTGATACTGTCATGGGTTACTCCCTAATCACATTCTCAAAATCAGGCGCTCGATCTGGACTAAATTTGTCAGGACTCCACCAGAATCCTTGATTGTATTCTTTTTCTCTTGAACGCATAAGTCTTCTCAATTTTTTGTCTGCCTCTGGATCTACCATCTCCTGCAACGATTGGAAGAATGCTTGCTCAAACAATTTTGTCTGCCAGATACTTGGTGTATATCGGTCAATGATTTTCGCGCCTTCCCCCAAGATATTATATTCTTCATCGCTGATGACTGAACGAACAGTCCCCTTAGTAAATCTTACAAACCTGTCAGCCGTATCAAACGATGGCCCTGCAAGCGTTTCAAACAACCCTTTTCCAAAACGACTCGTATCAGCGAATACAAAATCCCCGAAAATCCCGAGGCCGCCGCCTTGAAGCATCGCTGCTGTCAAGAAATCTTTGTCAGGGATCATGCCACCGTCTTTGTTCAGACTCCTTGGGTCACGCCCTGCAACAATATCTTTCGCCTGTAAAGCAATCGCACCCAATGCTGTTGTCGTTACCAGAAGGCTTCCAAGGTACTTTGCCCGACTGCCTTGTGATCCTGCATACCATCCGCGAGTCATGTGAGTCATGGCGATAGTGATTGGGAACGATTTAATCGCAAAAAACGATCTGTAGAACTCTCCTTCTGGTGTTCCCCTTTGCCGCCCCATCGTCAGTACAGACCTTACCCGTGCATCAGGACTAGGCACTGCAATATCAGTCTCCTGTAAAACCATTGACTGGAACTTCAAAGACTCATCTGCATTGAAGTTTGCAAAAACTGCACCCTCGTATTCAAGCACCTCAGTAGATCTAAATTGATCCCACTCTCTTTTTACGATGCCATTGCGCTCCATCATTGCGCGAAACCCTGCATCCAAGGCTTCCCACTCTGTATCAAATGATCTTGCAAGAGCCCCAGAGAACTCCATCCCGAAAGCCCGTTTATTGCCATTTGTCCAAGGCTCCAAGAAAGATGCCTTCATAACAGCATTCGCTAGTTTGGATGTGAGCCCAATCCCATAGGTTTCCCCAAAGCGATTTGAAGAATGAGCCATTGTGATCCATGCATCCGCGCCTAAACCAATCTGTGCTGCAATTCTAAGATCTCCATCTGGAGCTGCTAAAGTCTGCAGCGTTTTCCCCAGAATCCGAAACGTAGGTAATTTATTATATTGAGATGTGATTGTCTGAAAACCTATATCTGAAACTGCGGAGATAAAGGCTTGCCCCAATAAGGCAGCTTGGTCGAGGTTCCTCGCCGCTTGAAACATATTACCAAAAGCCATTGGATTGCCTGCGTTCACAAAACCTGACACAACATTCCATGTGTCTTGCAATCGCCTGGCTTGAAGCGTACTGATTCCTGATTTTTGCGCTTGCGCTAAAAATACTTTCCAGGTCGTTTCTGGGTTTGGCCCCATCAATTCAAGCAAAGCAATGTCATTTGCAGAGGACTCGATAAAGTCAACAAGAGTCCCAAAAATATCCCCTCGCCCAAAGTCGTTTTGATATTCAATCCAAGATTCAGCGTCTTTGAAATACAAGACCCTTTGATCAGAGCCTTTACGAGATAATTTACGCCCCATCGTCCGAGGCGCTTCCAGTGGCCCAACTTTGTTAAGACCACCAGTAACAATGCTTTCGAACACATTCCCAAGCAAGCCGTCTTCATCCTGAGTTCCAAAAATCTCAAGCTGAGTCAACTGTCTCCCTTGGTCGTCAAGCATCTTTGTATAATCAAGCTTGTCCCTGATGCGGTCGATCCAAATGCGTTTTGCTTCATTCCGATCTTTTGCTAATTTCAATATAGCGCTTGGATCATGGCGTTGAGGTAACAAGAAGTCTTCGTTCTTTGAGATAGATGCACCAAATTTATTTTTCAGATCTACTGTACGATCTACAAACTTCAGCCAATCTTTTGCGAACTGATTGATTTCAACATCATCTGTAGCCTCTCCATAGATCGCGCGGATGAGCTTGTTCAAGTTGACTTCATCATCAGAAAATCCAAGACCTTTTTTCTGGAATCTATTCAGCAACCCACTCAAATCGGTGTGAAATCTCTTTGAGTATGATCTTGCCGTGTACTCAACATTCCTGTAAGGCGCACCAAACGCTGAGTCCTTGGTTAACAAGGCCATCAGTTTTGTGTAATAGCTGGGTGTTTCGCCTGAAATCGTCTGAGTGTAGCCATCAAAATCGTTTTTGCGTTTTTTGAGAACAACAGCTTGCATCGCTGCCTCTCTTTTGGCTCTTGATATCTTGTTCACAAGTTCATCAACAACAGCCTCTGGATCAATCCCCTTCTCCATATTTTGTTCAATGGATTGTTTCAAAGATTGACTTAGCCGTTCCTCATCCTGCTCTGCTTGTGAGAGCTTGAGCATACATTGTTCGTACCTAGACACCTCTCACACACCTCTTCAGTTCATTCAAAGCAGACAAATCGTTATCCTGTTGCTCGACAAAATCTTTAATGTTTCTTTCAACCCCATCGATCTCAATCGTCACATTCTGATCTTCGTCTGACAGCCTTGCATATTCAGACATATTGCGATCATGCGCTTCGCTCAAGCCTTGAGATTCAAGCACTCTCCTCTCTGCATCGCGGATCTCAATGTCAGTTTCATCCAGATCAGCAAAGTCTCTATCGGGAAGAAAATCCTGTGGCTCAAGCAAATCCTCTTCAAAGTTTTCTGCAACTTGCAAGAATCGTGCTGTAGCCGCTTTATGCTCAGCTACAATTCCTTCCTGAGCAGCTTGAAATCTTTGTTGCAACTGACCTTCTCGAATATCCGCTTCAGTCAAGCTTTCAAGTTCTGCGATTTCTCGGTCTAAGGCCTCAAGCTGCGCTCTTGCGTCATCAGACTTGACTAGCCTTGGATTCGCAACAATCGCTTCAACAAACGCAATGGCCTCGTCTGTAAGCTGTGGTTGGATGCCCTCTTCGTAACGGAAGTTGAAAGCTAGTGTCCCGTCTTCGCCCAAAGCCTCAATCAATCCATCAACAGTTTTGCCGTCATTGCCTGACCTCCAAAACCCTACACCTAACCCATTGGTTCTTGAGTTAAAAACTTCATCATCGAAATTGGTCATTGCCTGAAAATCTTTACGATTCAGCCCGCCAATAGAAATGACCCAAGCCTTCATGAGTTCACTTGGTTTCTGCAAAGGTTCTTTCCTTTTGTTCAGACGCTCAATCAGTTTAGGAATATTTGCAAGCTGTTGTTCAACATCTTGTTCTAAAAATTCATCAAGCTCTTTTGCCAAAATGTTATTGGCAGTATCTGGTCTTTCAACAACAAAAGACTCGACAAGCCTACTGAAGTGGCGAATCTTTTCTATTCCAGCGCGAAATATCTTTGAGCCACTGGCATCCATAATCGCATCGAGGATGATATCGTCTTTCTCTATCTCTTCCTGGATTTCTCGCACAAGCGCATTTGCATCATCGATTTTGCGAGACTTTTCTGCGCTATCAATCTTTCCGATATCATATTGATCCTGTATCTCTTCAAGCTGATTGCGCTTCAGTATTTGCGCTTCAGTCAATCTTTCACGATTTTGTTGTGATCTTTTTACGATTTCATCAATTTGATTTTTATTGAAAGTGGTTTTGACAGACGTTCTGCCTTGACCTGTACCCGTAGAATCAGTTGGGGGGCTAAAATTTTCAAAAAAAGAAGCATCTTCTCCAGCATCTATCATTTCTTGGATTTGCTCGGCAGTAAGCTCTTCTGTCCTCTTCTGCACTACCTTCTGTTTCCCATCAGGGCCAGTTTCTATAACCGAAAATGAAGGATCTGCTGGGGTCACTGGACGAGCGACACTTCTTAAAGAAGGAAACGCTGCTTCGATAAACGCAATGTTTCCTGTTTCAACTTCGATAGGCTTGTCTGGTAAAGAGTTGACAAATCCCTCTCTCGATTTTTCAGCGGCTCTTCCAAAATATCCTGCGATGCCACCAAAACCGAACCCCAAGGCTCCACCAAATGTGGAAGCTACTGCAATGTTTGTCAGAGCGTCACCAACAGAGTAAGGAGAGTCAATATCGTTTTTGTGATAGAAAACAAGTGGTTGGATAGCTGCTTCTGACGCTGCTGCAAGACCAGCCTCTGTCTTGAGCCCGTACAACGCCCGACCAAGAACTGTTCCGCTTCTGGCCGCAGTAATGAAAAGACCGCCGCCAACGCTTGCCAGGTTCACAGGATCAAGTAATAATCCACCGCCCATGCCCAAAAACTGCGCCAAACCAGACCCGCGCTCGATGACTTTCTCATTTCGCTCTCTTCGGATACGCAGCATTTCATTGCGCTCTTCACGCAGGGTTCTGCTGTTTTTGATCAAGCCTGAAAATTCTGTGTCTTCAAGATCTCTCGACAAGCGGTCATAATCGAATCGACCCCTTGGATCGCTATATTTATCTCGATCAATCACGCCATCGTTGATAAGAGACCTGACGTTTTGATTGCGCTCTTCAAACATTCCACGATTAAACATCGATGAAATTGACAGTTCTTCATCAACGGTTAGCTCAAAAGCAGCGCCCAGAGTTTCGTAAAATCCTGACTCTTCAAACAACTGAATCGGAGCAAACTCTTGTTCAAAAGAGCGTTCTCCTCTGTCGCTTAGAAAAGGCATTACCTGTTTTCCCCATCTTCCGCTTGTGAAGCAATATTACCCCTGCCTCGACCCGCTTGCTTCTCAGCAAGGATGCTGTATAAGATACGCTCGATTGTTGGATTCCAAGAGACAA